GAATTCAAATTGAATGCTTTTTAACCTACCTACCTTACAATATCAGTCAGAGTCTACAACTGCGTTTTGACCAGGAAAATGGCCTGTTGGCAGCATAATATACGTAGATAATTTTATTCAATAAATACAAGATATAGGATAAATCATGAGTTCAACCGATAGACAAAATAGGTTATTAGTAGCTGAGGACTGGAAGAAAGTCTACCAGAGTTTCAGAAACGCAGATTTTCAGAGTTACGATTTTGAAAACTTGCGCAGGACTATGATTGATTACATTCGTCAGAATTATCCCGAAGACTACAACGATTATATTGAATCCAGCGAATATCTTGCCCTAATTGATCTTATTGCTTTTATGGGCCAAAGCATTGCTTTCCGTGTGGACTTAAATGCCCGTGAAAACTTCTTAGAGCTAGCAGAACGTCGTGAAAGCGTTCTACGTTTAGCACGTATGTTAAGTTATAATGCTAAACGAAATGTAGCATCGTCCGGATTACTAAAAGTTGCCTCAATACAAACAACACAAAACGTTATTGATAGTAACGGCAGAAATTTATCAGGGCAAGTTGTTGCCTGGAACGATGCGTCTAACGATAATTGGTATGATCAGTTCATTAAGATAATGAACGCTGCAATGCCTAGTACTCAGCAATTTGGTAGTCCGTCTGATAAAGCAGACGTATACGGTATTCCAACAGAACAATATAGATTTAACGCATCTAATAACGACGTACCGGTATACGCATTTTCTAAGTCTGTTGGCGGCCGTAACATGAATTTTGAAATAACAAGCACAACGTTTGCTGGACAGAATTCTATATATGAAGAGCCACCTTCAGTTGGCAACAGAATGGCATGCGTATATCGAGATGACGGCCGCGGGCCAAGTAGTAGAGGATCAGGTTTCTTTTTTAATTTTACTCAAGGCTCATTAAATCAAGGGGCATTTACAATTAGCCAACCTAGTTCAACAGAGTCAGTTGATATCGATTCTACAAATATTAATAACAATGATGTATGGTTGTATAAGCTAGATCAATCGGGCCTTGAGACTGAAAAATGGTCAAAAGTGTCTAGTTTTGAAGGCAACAACATTATCTATAATAGTCTTAATAAAAACATCAGGAACATTTACGGAGTAGTTACTAGAGCTGGCGACGCTATTAGCTTAACATTTAGTGATGGCACATTTGGCAATCTTCCGTTAGGCACTTTTAGAGTGTACTATAGAATTAGTAACGGCCTTGCTTATACCATTAACACACAAGATATTCGTAGCGTAACTATTAACATTCCTTATTTTTCTAGTTCTAATCAACAAGAATCGTTAACAATATCATTAAGTTTAGCTACATCGGTATCTAATGCCGACATTTCAGAAACTAACGACAGCATTAAAGCTAATGCTCCGCAAACATACTATACACAAAATAGAATGATTACTGGAGAAGATTACAACATTAGTCCGTTGTCAGCTAGTACACAAGTAGCAAAAGTAAAAGCAGTTAACAGGACAAGTAGTGGTATTAGTAGATATTTTGATCTAGTAGATCCTACTGGAAAATATAGTTCTACTAATTTGTTTGCCACTGACGGCGTAATTTATAAAGAAGAATACAAGTCTCAAACAAGATTTAGTTACGCAAACAAAACAGATATTGAAGGCGTAATTTACAATAATGTTTTTGATATTTTAACTAGAAAAAATTTACGTAATTTTTATTATTCAAATTTTAATAATTTTATTACATCTAGTCTTAATATTTCTTGGTTCAATCGAACTTCTGACACAGGCATGTCGTCCGGGTACATTGGAGCAAGCGATGGTACTCCCTATAAGGTAGGTTCGTACACTAGTACTGATTTAAAATATTTTACAGTTGGCTCTTTAATTAAATTTATACCATCAGCTGGATACTATTTTGATACTACTAATAACAATGCGCTAGTTCAAATAACAACCCCAGCGGCCCCCGGCACTAGTTCATACATCTGGGCAGAAGTTGTGTCAGTAGTTGACGACGGCACAGCAGTAGGCACTGGCACACTATCAACGGGATTTGGTCCGTTAATGTTGAATCGAGTAATACCATCGGACTCAACAATGACACAAATTCTTCCAAAGTGGAGAACAGTAATAGACAGTACAGTTATTACTACCATGATTGAATTAATCTTTGCTAATAAACCGTTTGGATTACGTTATAGTAGTGTTACACAAACATGGCAAATTGTTTTTGAATCAAACCTTGATATAGTTTCACAATTTAGTCTTGGTAAACAAGGTGATCTATCTAACAAACAACAAGATGCTAGCTGGTTGTTATTGTTTACCACTGACAACGAGTTCTATACAATAACCAGTCGAGAAGAACAGTATATCTTTGAAAGTAACCAGCAAATTAGATTCTATTTTGACAGCGGCACTAAAATTTATGATAGCAGAACTAATTCTGTAGTTAAAGATACTATTAATATTTTAAGTATCAATACTCGTCCTGACGTTACAATACCTTTCACTCGTGATCAGGTATGGGATGTTGTTTCTGAATTTATTGGTCTAGACGGATATGTTGATACTAAAAAATTAATAGTAGCATTTGCTGATTCTGATGATAACAGTGTAGTAGACGATCCTGAATTGTTTATTAACATTGTTGCCCCAACTACTAGTCCAACTACAAAATACATTTTACAAGAAAAATATTTAATTAGTCAAGGGCAAGAAGATTATAGATATGTATCAAACGATGATAATAAAGTATTAGTGTTGCCAACAGATCCAAACGCATATGGATCATACGTTGATGGACAATATTTTTACTTTATTGATACCGGAGTAGTTAAAAAATTAAGTTTAACAACTGGTAAATTAACAGCTAGTTTAGATTATAAAGTATTTGTTGGCCGAGACAATTTAAAATTCCAATATACTCATAGTGCTGATTATGAATCAAGAGTTGATCCAGGATCAAGTAACGTTATGGATGTATTTGTGTTAACTAAAGGGTATGACACTACATTTAGACAATGGTTAAACGGTGCTAACATGATTAAACCGCTAGCACCTAGCTCAGACGAACTATACAATACAGTTGCGCCATCGCTAAATCTAATTAAATCTATTAGTGATGAAATTATATATCATCCAGTAAGTTATAAAATTTTATTTGGAACAACTGCTGATGAAGATGTTCAAGCTAGTTTTAAAATTGTAAAAAATATTGGGCAGGTATTAACTGATAATGATGTTAAAGCTCGAGTAATTACTGCTATGAATCAATTTTTTGCTTTAGAAAATTGGGAGTTTGGTGATACATTTTATTTTACAGAGCTAGCAACATATATAGTAAATCAACTAGCACCTGATATTTCTAATTTTGTAATTGTGCCTAGACAGTCTGGTTTAAACTTTGGTAGTTTGTTTGAAATTAAATCAGCAACAGACCAAATTTTTATTAATGGCGCAACAGTTAACGACATTGAAATTATTTCTGGAATTACGTCAAGTACAATTAAATCAGTAAGTGGCACAACAGTGGCATCAACAACGACATCTCAACAGACAATTACAAGCTCAACATACGGATCAACAAATGGCTGATAGCATTAATCCAAACAAAAATAAAGTTTCTAGTTTCCTTCCAAGATTTTATAGATCCGATTCAAACAAGAAATTTACGCAGGCCACTCTTGACCAGCTAGTACAACCCGGTACGGTTGACAAACTCAATGGATTTGTTGGAAGACAAAATGCTAAAGCTAGCACGGGTAAAGACATCTTTATTAAAGAGATTAGCGACCAGCGACAAAATTATCAACTAGAACCCGGAATGGTAATTAAAGATAATTTAGATAATGTAACATTTTTTAAAGATTATATTGACTACATTAATCAAATTGATGTGTTTGGCGGCAACGTTAAAAATCATGCTCGCCTAAATAAACAAGAATTTTATTCATGGGATCCTCATCTCGAATGGGATAAGTTTGTAAATTTTCAAAATTACTATTGGCTTCCTTACGGCCCTGATGTCATTGCTATTGCCGGACAACAACAAAAGATTGAAAGTACGTATACTGTCACAGTAGAATCAACCGGTGATAGTTTTCAATACGTGTTTACTCCTGACGGATTAACTCGTAATCCAACAATCAAATTGTTTAAAGGGCAAACTTATAAATTTGAAATTAATAGTCTAGGAAACCCTTTTAGTATTAAAACTGTTAGATCCCCCGGTACATTAGACAGATATAACACATACGGACTAGATGGCGTAGCTGTTGAAAACGGAACAATTACCTTTACTGTGCCTACAGATGCGCCAGACGTTCTATATTATGTTAGTGAATCAGATATTGACCTTGGCGGAGTTTTTCAAATATTTTCAATTACTGAAAATACAAAAATTGATGTTGAAGCAGAAATTATTGGCAAAAAGAACTACACATTAACTGACGGTACTGCTCTTAGTAACGGCATGAAAGTAAAGTTTATAGGCGGGGTTACTCCAGAGTCATACGCATCTGACGAATACTATGTTGAAGGTGTAGGCACGGCCATTATTTTAATCAAACAATCTGAGCTAGCACTAATCAGCACATATACACAATCTGAATCAATCTTATTTGATTCAACTCCTTTTGATAATATGCCGTTTAGTGATGCTACGGCCTTTGCCGGAACACCTGATTATATTGTTATTAACAGAGCAAGTCTTGATAAAAACCCGTGGAGTCGATATAATCGCTGGTTCCATAAAGATGTAGTTAATACTAGTGCAGCATTTAATAATAAAATACCGTCACTTGACCAAACGGCACGAGCAACCCGGCCAATTATTGAATTTGAAGCAGGCATAAAATTATTTAATTTTGGACTACAGACAATTGCCGACATTGATTTAATTGATACATACACCCCTGACGTATTTTCTACAATTGAAGGATCGTTTGGGTACAACGTTGATGGAGTGCCGTTAGTACAAGGTCAGCGAGTGTTGTTTACTGCTGACATTGATAGTTATGTAAAAAATAAAATTTATAGAGTAGAGTTTCTTGACGTATTACATCTTAATACCGGGAGTCGTCAATTACACCTTGTGTTAGAAACTGAACCTACGCTAAATGACGTTGTGCTAGTTAAACAAGGCACATTAAATGTTGGAAAGTCTTATTGGTTCAATGGTACTACATGGGAAGTAGGCCAGCAAAAAACCGTGCTGAATCAACCGCCCCTATTTGATATTGTTGATGACACCGGAGTTAGTTACGGAGATACTACTGCGTATGAAGGGTCTACTTTTATTGGCACAAAGTTATTTTCTTATAAAATTGGCAGTGGAGCAGTAGACAATAAGTTAGGATTTGCGTTAACTTATAAAAATATTAGTAATATTGGCGACATTGTTTTCAATTTTAATATTTTAACAGATACTTTTAGATACAAAAATCTAGCAGATGTGATTGATAAAAATATCAATGTTGGCTATCTTACTAAATTTTCTACAGAAACAGCAACCATAAGCTATGCTAACGGATGGAAAACAGCATTAGTAACTAACACTCAAGCCGCTGTTAGAATTTATAAAAATTCAAATTTAACAAATAACTTTGAAATTGATATCTTTGATAATAAAGATGAGTTGGCAGATTTAGTAGTTCGGTTATATGTTAACGGGCGCCGCCTTGATAAATCTTTATGGTCAGTTATAACTGGACCTGTTTACAAAAAAGTAATATTAGCCACTGATATTACAGTTGATGATGTGTTGACAATTAGAGCATTTGCCGAGCAACCAATCAACTCTAAGGGTTATTACGAAATACCTATTAATCTACAAAACAATCCTTTAAATAATAATCTTTCGGACTTTACATTAGGCGAAGTTATTGATCACGTAAATTCCATAGTTGACAATATTGATACATTTGAAGGACAATATCCAGGCGCCGGCAATCTTAGAGACTTAGGCGATGTAACTCCGTACGGTACTAAATTTGTACAACATAGCGGCCCAATGGGATTGTCGTTGTATCATATTACCAATCAAGAAAACAATATCATTCGTGCTATTGAAACTGCTAAGAACGATTATAATAAGTTTAAAAGAAATTTTATATCAATCATTGATACACTTGAAGTATATTCAACTGATGTAGTGGCACAAGTTAATTTAATTTTACAAGCAATTAACAAAGATAAACCAACTAATGTTTCGTATTATTTTAGTGACATGTTTGGGTATGGCGCCAATCAATATAACGAATATACTGTAATTGACTATAGGATAAAATCATACCCGTTAACATCTACCTTTAGTTTGGGAGTACTGTCAAACCAAGCAGTTTATGTTTATTTAAACGGTGTACAACTGATCCATTCAAAAGATTATACATTTGATAGTCAAGGGTTTGTTGTTATCAGAGCAACGCTAAACAATGATGATCTTATTGCTATAGTTGAGTATGAAAATACTGATGGCTGTTTTGTACCACTAACACCAACTAAATTAGGTATCTGGCCTAAGTACGAACCTAAAATTTATCTTGATACAAGTTTAGTCACTCCAAGGACTATGATACAGGGGCACGATGGTAGCCAAGTACTAGCCTACGGTGATTATCGAGATGACCTAATTCTAGAATTAGAAAAAAGAATTTATAATAATATTAAAGTTGAATATGATGCTAGTATATTTGACATTAACGATTTCCTTCCAAGTTATGTTAGACCTACTGATTATAATTTAACAGAATTTAATGAAGTGCTGTCAACACAATTTTATAAATGGACTAGATTAATTGATAGAGATTTTTCTAAACCGTTAAGTTTTGATAGAACCAACAGTCTTACATATAACTATCAAGGACACTCTGCGATTGACGGCAGACCAGTGCCGGGGTATTGGAGAGGTATATATCGCTGGATGTTAGACACTGACAGACCTAATTTATGCCCATGGGAAATGTTAGGATTTAGTGAAGCACCTGTCTGGTGGGAAACTGTGTACGGCCCAGCCCCGTATACTAGAGACAACTTAGTGCTTTGGCAAGACCTAGGATTAGGACTGGTTAAGGAACCAGGAAAACCAGTTGTACGTTTGGCCAAATATGTTAGACCCTTTTTAGCTAATTCTATTCCTGTTGATGAGAACGGAGAAATTTTAGGACCAATCTTTTCAAATTTAGTTATTGGACCAAACAATGTATCAGTTAGCAACGATTTTGTATTTGGTGATGTCAGCCCAATTGAGGCAGCATGGCGTCGAGGAAGTTATTATCCATTTAGCTTTTTAATAACAGCAATGTTGACTGCTCCGGCAAAAACATTTGGTGTATTATTAGACCGTTCAAGAGTTATTAGAAATTTAACAGGACAGCTAGTATATAAAGACACTGGATTGAGAATTCGTCCTCAAGACGTTGTGTTACCTAGTATATATTCAAGTACTACTAGGGTTCAAACTGCCGGCGTAATTAATTACATTGTTGATTATGTCCTTAGCGATAATTTAAAATCTTATACTACGTATTCATATAATTTAAAACAGCTTAATATGCAACTAAGTTATCGACTAGGTGCGTTTACCAGTAAAGAAAAATTTAATTTATTATTAGACAGTAAAACTCCTTCTAGTTCAGGCAGTGTATTTGTTCCACAAGAAGATTACAATATTATTTTAAATGTTAGTTCTGCGGTTAAAAGAATTAGCTATAGCGGAGTAGTTGTTACAAAATTACAAGATGGGTTTGAAGTTAAAGGTTATAGTCAAGTACAACCGTATTTTAAATATTTTCCATATATAAAAAATGGGCCAACTATCAATGTTGGCGGTATCTCAGAAAGTTTTTCTTCTTGGACTGCCGGCGAACAATACGCTACTCATAAAGTTGTAAAATACAATAACCGTTACTATCGTGTAAAAGTTACGCATACATCAACAACCGTATTCAATGCTATCTATTTTGAATCATTAGGGGCGTTGCCAATCATTGGCGGACAAGAAGCAATTTTTAGAACAGAATGGGATACTTCTGTAGAAATTACTGTTCCTTACGGGACAAAATTTAGAACCGTACAGGAAACAGTTGATTTTATTATTGGCTATGGAGAATGGTTGAAATCTCAAGGGTTTATATTTGACGATTTTAATAATAATCTTTCGTTAATTACTAACTGGGAAACAAGTGCTAAAGAATTCTTGTTCTGGACAACTCAAAATTGGTCTAGCGGTCAAGAAAAATGGAAAGAATGGATACCGTATAATACTACTGAGTATCAAGAGATTATTCGATATAACGGTGATTATTATCAAGCTATTCGTAAATCAGTATCAGCTGATATTTTTATAGAAGCCGACTATGTTAAGTTAGATGGCCTAAGTACAGTTGGTAGTTCAGTTATATCTCTAAGTCCGTCAGCTGATAAGATAACATTTAGTGTGCCTTATACAGTGGTTGATGATATTAAAAATCCGTTTCATGAATATGAAATCTTTAAAGTAGACGGGTCGCCAATGCCGCCTCGCTTAATAAATTCTTATAGAGAGGATAACTCTGTAAGTTACGCCTCATCAACAACTGACGGCATTTTTGGAGCAACTTTTTTCTTAGTACAAAAAGAACAAGTAGTATTGCTTAATAACACTACAATGTTTAATGACACCGTTTATAATCCTGAAAGCGGATATAGACAAGAGCGAATCAAAGTATCAGGGTATGTAAGTACCAACTGGTACGGCGGGTTTGATGTTCCGGGATTTATTTTTGATCAAGCAAATATTCAACCGTGGGAGTCGTGGACTGATTATGCGCTAGGTGACATTGTCAAGCACAAAGAATTTTATTACAGCGCAAACTTGTTTACTCCTGGGACAGATATATTTGACCCAGCTAGTTGGATTAAATTAGATAACAAGCCAGCACCAAGACTAATTCCAAATTGGACATACAAAGCAAGCCAATTTGAAGACTTTTACAGTTTAGACAGTGATAACTTTGATGTGGGACAACAAAAAGCCGCTCAGCATCTAATTGGTTATCAAAAGCGTCAATATCTTGAAAATATTATTAAAGATGATGTTAGTGAATTTAAATTTTATCAAGGTATGATTATTGAAAAAGGTACACAAAACGTATTAAACAAGTTGTTTGATGTGTTAAGTGCTGATGGTCAAGAAAGTATTGTATTTGATGAAGAATGGGCAGTTCGTGTTGGACAATACGGCGCAAGTGCTGCCTTTGAAAATATTGAATTTATTTTAGATGAGTCACTATTTAAAAATAATCCTCAGGGATTTGAATTAGTTAACAATGTTGAGTCAAGTACTCTTGATTTTATTGTGCGTCAAACTCCTAACGATGTGTATCTAAAACCATTGGGGTATAGTAACAACCCATGGCCTGTTGTTAAAAAATATTCACCGTATTTAAGAACTCCTGGTTATGTTCGAGAAAACGAAGTGGCGGCAGTGTTACTAACAATTGACAATATTGTTACGCAAAATATTGATAATATTAATAATGGCAACTATATCTGGTGTGGATTTGAAGGTCGAGAATGGAACGTATATAAGTATGTTCCTTCAAACTTAACTATATTAAATGTAAGTTACGATGCTAACAATAACGAATTATCTTTAGAAACAGATGTTCTTGTAAAAATAACAGTAGGAGAATATGTTGGCATTGAGGGCGACAAAGATCTTGCTGGCACTGAACAAATTCTGTTTAAGGGGTTTTATAAAGTTAAGAGGGTTGAACTAAACGTATTAATATTAGAAGCATCGTTAACATCTTCTCCGGTGGTTACACCTAACTTAATTATTCCTCTGTTTGTCCTACAATCACAGAGAGTTTCAAGCATAGATACTGCTGATGCTACAATAAAAAAACAGCCAATTAATGGCGATTTATTATGGACTGATGACTCCGGTGACGGCAAATGGGCAACTTGGGAATTTAATCAAGCATATCAATCTACAACAATTGCCGGGTATCTTCCAACCACTGGCTTAGAATTTGGCCGAACTATTGCGGTAAACAAAGCTGGCAATCTAGCGGCAATTTCCTCAGCTAGTGGCGATGTATTAATTTATAGTAAATCAGTTCCTGGCGTACCGTGGTCAACTACTCAAAGAATTGGTAAACCGTTTACTTCGCTGGGATTAACTACCTGGTTAGTAGACACAGGATACGCAACTGGCACTATTGTGTTTTATATCAACAGTTGGTATCAGGCTAATGACACTGTACCGGCCAACGTTATTCCTTCTAGTAGTGTAGCACATTGGTCTAAAATTTATTTTTCAGATGTGTTAGCACTATCAGCAGACGGTGCCTGGTTAGCTATAGGTAGTCCTGCCGCAGGTAACGTATCGGTATCAACAACGGTGTCTGAACTTATTACAGTTAACAGAGCAGGTGTACCGTCAGAATTAATAAATCAAGGGGTAGTTTCTTTATATAAGAAAGACAACGCAGGCTTATTTTCATTGATTAGCACATTTACTAGTCCTGACGCAGTTGACACTGAGTTGTTTGGATCAAATCTAGCATTTGGAGATAACGTATTATTTGTTAGCGCAGCCGGTCGAAATAATAATGCTGGCAGAGTTTATCAATTAAATTATACCGAAGTGTCGTATGCAACTGCGTTATATAATCCAATTGGAAGTATTGATGCTACTATTAAAACAACCGTGCCTGTAGGTGGAGTTGTTATAGGAATGGAAGTAGTTGGCGTTGGATTCACTAGTGGTCAAACTGTTAAACAGATTCTAAGCTCAACATTATATGTATTAACAGCACCACCTGATACTGAACCATCTGGTCGCCTTAATTTTGTAACTACCCAATGGGTATACAATAACGACACTGGCATTGGCACTGGAGTAACTAGTGAGGACCAGTTTGGATATGCGATTGAGGTCAGCGGCGATTCATCAACTTTAGCAATATCTGCTCCTAACGCTGAATCAGTATATGTGTATAAGAAAACGGGTTCTGCATTTACATTGGCGCAAACTATAACTGGTGTAGATTCTAGATTTGGTGAAAGTATTACCTTATCTGATACTGCAGAATATCTAGCAATATCATCAATACTTGCCGATGGTGCTGAAATTGATCAAGGCGCTGTGCTTGTTTATAAAAATACAGCCGGGGCATTCGTGTTCTATCAAAGTCTTAAAAATGTTATTCCCGAATCGGCAGAACATTTTGGTAGTAAAATATCATTTATGAATGATTATAACAGCATTGTAGTTTACAGTACTGCCGCTGATACATACATTCCAACAACGTTCGATTCAAATTCAACTATATTTGATGACAATTTAACAAAGATAACCTCACGCCGTACCAACAGCGGCAGCGTTGACATTTATGATCGATATGCTAATAATTGGGTATTCAGTGAAAGTTTACCTACTACTAATTACGATTACGAATTGTATGGAGCAAGTGTAGTAGTTGGGGCAAATCATGTGTTTGTTGGCGCACCAAATGCCCTTGATAGGACAACCCGCGCCGGCCTTGTTTACGAATACAGTAAATTGGAAGATAGATATAGTTGGTCAATCTTACATAAAGAAATTAACAAATTAGACCTAACAAAAATTAAATCTGCGTTCTTATATAATAAGAAAACTAATAAGCTTCTTACGTACTTAGATGTAATTGATCCAGTACAGGGAAAAATTCCAGGAGTAGCCGAGCAAGAAATAAAATATAAAACTTTTTATGATCCTGCTGTGTACAGCACACCTTTAGGAACTACGCCAGCTGATACAACTGTTAAAATTGATAACGGTATGTCATGGACAAAATCTCAAGTAGGTATGCTATGGTGGGATTTAAGATCAGCAAAATTTTTAGATAGTCACGATGATGATACTGTTTATAGAAACAGTACTTGGAGTACATTATTTCCAGGAGCATCAATAGACGTATACGAATGGGTTGAAACTCAACTATTACCGGACGCTTGGAACGAGCAAGCAGACACTGACGCCGGAACTACATTAGGTATAAGCGGAACTACCCTATACGGAAATAATGTGTACAGCTACGAAAAACGTTTTGATAATGTGTCAAAAGCTACCAAATATACATATTACTACTGGGTAAAAAATAAAAAAACAATACCAAATATTATTAATCGCAATATGTCGGCACACGATGTTGCTAATTTAATATCAAACCCAAGAGGTGATGGATATAAATTTTTAGCTCTAACTGGCACTAACTCATTTAGTTTATTCAACGTATCGAATTTATTAGAAGATAAAGACGTTGTGTTGTCTGTTCAATATTGGATTGCTGATCATGCCGGACAAAATATCCACAGTCAGTGGAAAATAATTAGTAAAAATATAAACACAGTGTTGCCACCAGCTATTGAGACAAAATGGTTTGACAGCTTGTGCGGAAAAGACGAGCAAGGCCGCCTAGTGCCTGATCCTAGTTTACCGCCAAAGTTACAATTTGGTATTGAAAATAGACCTCGTCAAGGCATGTTTGCAAATCGATTTGAAGCATTAAAACAATTCTTTGAAAAGACAAACTTACTATTATCAAGTACACAAATAGTAGGTAATGCTGACTTGACACGTTTAGAGTCGTACGATCCTGAACCAAATATTAATCTAGGATTATATGATACTGTATTTGACACTGACGCTGAATTAAGATTTGCTAACGTTGGCGCATTTAAACCCGCGGTACTTACTCCAGTAGTAATTAACGGCGCAATCACTTCAGTTACTATTATTACAAAAGGTAACGGCTATGTTAACGCCCCATACCTTGATATCTCTGGGGCAGGCGAAGGAGCAAAGATTAAAACTGTAATAAATGCCAAAGGTCAAATTGTTGGAACATCAATAATTTCATCAGGCACTGGTTATAATGATGCTACTACTATATCAATCAGATCATATTCTGCGCTAGTTCATACTGATGTCCAGGCGCTTAATACTTGGAGCATTTATTCATATGATCTATCTACCTTAACTTGGTCAAGAGTTCAGTCACAAGGGTATGACACTAGAAAATATTGGAATTATATTGACTGGTATCATACCGGATATGGACAATACTCGTTAATAGATTACGCTGTCAACACATTTGTTGAGTTGACCACAGTTACTACTAAGATAGGACAAATAGTTAAAGTTAGGACTACTGGTAGCGGTACTTGGTTATTACTAAGAAAATATGCGGAATCAGCGTCAATCGATTGGACTCAAAGTTACGAGGTAGTTGGGATTCAAAACGGCACAATTCAATTCTTGCCTGAATTATATAAATTTTCTGGAACACCGTATGGTTATGACGGTTCTTTATATGATGGATCAATATTTGATAATTCCGCAAGCCGAGAACTACAAAATATCCTAGTGTGTTTACAAAAAAATATTTTAATTGACGAATTAAAACCGTACTATTTAGATTTATTTTTTATGTGTGTTCGTTATGCGTATTCGGAACAAAATTATCTTGACTGGATATTTAAAACTAGTTTTGTTAAAGCACAGCATAATGTTGGCGAGTTGACTCAGAAAGTTACTTATAACAGCGATAATTTATCAGATTTTGAAGCGTATATAACAGAAGTAAAACCTTACAGAACAAAGGTTAGAGAATATATCAGTTCTTATTCTAAAACAGATACTAGTGAATTGTCATTAACTGATTTTGATTTACAACCAACATATCGTGTTTTAAATCAGTCTACTATTGAAACTAAAATAGTTGACGAAGTAATTCAAATTGACGATAGTCTAATAACATCGTATCCGTGGAAACATTGGGCTGATAATGTTGGATTTACTGTTACTGAACTTAAAATAGTAGACGGCGGAAGCGGATATAATTTACCGCCGGTTATTAGGATTGCCAGTAAGTCCGGCACCGGCGCAACAGCAAGGGCATTTATTTCTAATGGTAAAGTTAATAGAATAGTACTATTAACACCTGGCAGTAACTATTTAAATGCGCCAACTGTCTTAGTTGAAGGCGGCCTAAATGAAGGCGGCACTGCCGCGCAAGTAGTTGCTTATATTGGCAACGGTGTAATTCGTTCTAGTTTAGTTAAAATGAAATTTGACAGATTAACTCAAAATTATTTTATTACTAAATTAGAAGAAACTGAATCATTTACTGGAACCGGAAGTCGTTTACAATTTCCGTTAAAATGGTCACCTGACATTAGAATAGGCAAATCGTCTGTAACAATTAACGGAGTTGATGTGCTACGTGACGATTATAAACTAGTAACAATTAAGTCAACTGCAAAAGGATACACTAGTTATTCTGGGTCTATTATTTTTACAACTGCCATTGCTAAAGATGCTATAGTTTTAGTATCGTATTTGAAAGATTGGAGTCTATTAAATGCGGCAGACAGGATTCAATATTACTATAATCCGCAAACAGGCGATGTAGGTAAAGACCTAGCACAGTTAATGACTGGTGTCGACTACGGCGGCGTAATAATGAACGGTCTTGGACTAAATGTTAGTCAAGGGTGGGATAGTACACCTTACTATACTGATAGATGGGATAGTGTTGACGCAACTTTTGATGATTATATTGTTGCGGTTGCAGCTGGCACCCACGTATTCACATTACCATACGTGCCTGAAACTGGCGTAGAAATCAATACCTATCATATTAAATTGTACCAACAGTCATACTCTGCAAGCGGATTAGATTATCAGTACAATACTGCCGCCGAGTCATTAAAGGTAGTGATATCTAAAACTGTTACTACTACTGTAGAAAATGCGGCTGGCGGATATATCTTATCAGTGCCAAGCACAGCGGGAATTAATATAAATGATATTATTACAACTAGTGCTAACAATATTTTTGGTTATAACACAAAAGTTACTGAAATAATTAATGCAACATCTTTACGCCTAGATCAAATTATATTTGGAATTATTGGAATTGGCAGTAATATAGTTGTTACCCGCACATTAGTAAAAAATATTGACTATACAGTTAGCATAGTTGGATTAATAACGCTGGCTCAATTAGCACCTGCCGGTAGCACAATAACAATTAGTTCGCCATTAGATCCAGTTAGATTAGATCCTGACGTAGTTGCCACGTTTGTTGGCAACGGCGACGCGGATGTGATTACTATTCCTAGTGGATATACTGTAAATGCTGGAGATGAATTTATCTTTCGTAAGAGTACTAGTGACGGTTCAATTAAGCCTCAAGAAGCAGACTATGATACTGCGTTAACAGGCGGCAACTTAGCTTATAGCTCTGCTACTGGTTTAAATGCTGAAGATATTATTGTTGACGGAGACGGATTTGTTACGCCTACAACTAGCCCTGCTACAGAAGAAGTTGTTCCGGGACAAATTTTTGATACTGTTGCTATTAAAGTATACGAAAAACCTAGCGCAGGTTCTGCCAATATTAAAGTAGATAATTATATTGGAGACAACAGTACAGTTGATTATGCTATTACTCAACAAATTAATAGTCCACAGGCAGTAATTGTAAAAATAACTGACGGCGTATCTGCGTCGGTTATTAAAACAATGAACGACGATTACGTTGTTAATTTTAATACTCGTACTATTAAGTTTAATACTGCTCCAACAAACACGCAAATTGTTTCAATATTCAGCTTTGGATTTAGCGGTTCAAATATTTTAGATCTTGATTATTTTGTTGGCAACGGCTCAACTACTGAATTTATTACCAAAGCACCGTGGTTGTCAGATATTACATCTTTAGTATATCTTGACGGTATTCCTGAAGCAGTTGAGTTATTTGAAACAGATGCTACGTATGAAAGCAATAAACGTGTTGGCATACGATTTGATTCTGCTCCACCTACTGGCACTATTATAAACTTTGTAATTGTCAGTGGCAATGAACAAACTTTTGCTGTAACTAAAACTGAAAGAATTGCTACCGATGGCCGCCAAAATCGCGATCCTTCAACTGATTTATTAAACGGTACGTCAACATATGCTCTTCAAAATAAAATTGGAAACAGTCTTCCTGCCGAAACTAGCATGATTGTAAGAGTTGACCAAACAATTTTACCAGCGGCAAACAACATTTATTATAAAATTAAATCAAACAAATTAATATATGCCATTGATAAAAACAAATATCAACAGTACGGTTTAGATATTGCTGATATTACAGTATATGTTGGTAACACTATGCTTGTGTTAGGTACTGATTACGTTGTAGATCTTAGCGGAATTAATATTAAGATAACAGCACGTATTCGTAATTTATATGTTAATCAACAATTAGTTATTAGCGTAATAAAAGATAGTCTAACAGTAGGTAGTTTCTATACATACTTGCCTGGAATTAATAATACTCAGCCGCAAATTGTGTTTAATGAAGTATACAATTCATTAAATGTTGTTGAAATTATAAGTTCTTACAAGCATGATATATTGGATATTCAACGAACACTAGTTACAGTATCGTCTAATATTAACTTTACGCCAGATACTATTGAATATTTTAATTATACTGGTATATCAGGCGGTACAATAACATTAGATAGAACTGTTATTAGCGATAATTACGTGTGGGTCATGCGCAACGGTAAGTTACTGGTACCTAGTGTTGATTTTAAATTAAATTCAGACAAACAAAGTGTTACATTATCAACGAGCCCTGCAGCTAACGATGAATTTACATTACTAACATTCAGTAGCAATGTGTTGAAGCCTGGTATTTCATACATGCAATTTAAAGATATGTTAAATCGTGTTCACTATAAACGATTAAGTTTGAACAAACAAACTTCGTTAGTTCGTAATTTAGAATGGAACGATACTAGTATTGTGGTTGTTGATGCTAGTAAATTTGACGAGCCAAACCCTACTGTAAATAAGCCAGGAGTAATTGAAATCCGAGGCGAGCGTATTGAATACTTTACCAAGACTGGCAATATTTTAAGCCAACTACGTCGAGGCACATTAGGCACTGGCACTCCTACTGTACATCGTGCCGGATCGTTTGTTCAAGATATTGGACCAAGTGAAACTATTCCTTATATTGAAAATATAATTGTTGAACAAGTAATAGCAGATGGTTCTAACATTGTTAATTTAATTAAAATTACGCCAGGATTATACACTTTTAATACTTCTACTAATGTTGTTAAGACGTTGCCACATGATATTGAAGTATTTGTAGGCGGATATAATATTGGAGCCGAGTGGGCGGCAAGCGTGACATATGATGTTGGAATGTTTGTAACATTAGGTAGTTACACTTACAAATGTACAACAGCACACACTAGTTCTAATTTGTTCCACACTGACATAGCAAACTGGTCATTCTTTATTGGTAACATTCGTCTAAAGAAAGACGCATATTCTGTTTATAATGTAAACAATCATCCAGACAGTACCAATGGCGACGTACAATTTGACGCAGAATTTACAGTTGACGGGGTATCAAAACAGCTAACGTTAGCTACTCCGCTAGCATTTGGTACACAAGTCACTGTTGTTAAACGTACTTTAACTTATTGGGACAGCGAAACTAATATATTAAATGATAACAACAAAATATCAGGGTTCTTAAAAGCAGAACCGGGTGTATGGTATACTGAATTTAATATACCTACACAAGATAATGCTCCGATAACATCAACGTTTGACAACACTAATGGAACATTTGACAGTAACACTATAACATTTGATCAAGGATAATAAAAATGGCATATCAGGAAATTCAAACAGGACAAATTGCTAATGACGGAAATGGAGATACACTCCGATCCGGCGCACAGAAAATTAATGAAAATTTTACTGAACTTTACAATTCTTTATCTTATTCATTACCGGCTGCTACAACAACAGAATTAGGTGGTGTCAAAGTAGGCGGCAGGTTGTCAATTAATAACGGCATTTTGTCGGCAGATGATCAGCAATACACACTGCCCATTGCTGGTACAAGTGCCGGAGTACTAGGGGGTGTGAAGGTTGACGGCACATCTATTAGTATTACAGATGGTGTAATTTCTTCAACGTATTCATATTCTTTACCTATAGCAGAAGTTAGTGCCGCTGGACAATTAGGTGGAGTTAAAGTTGACGGTTCAACAATTACAATTACAGATGGGGTAATAACTGCGCCGTATTCTTATACATTGCCCACGGCTACTAATTTTACATTAGGTGGAGTTAAAGTTGACGGTTCAACAATTACAATTACAGATGGGGCAATTTCAGCTGTACCAACGGCAGTGGCTGTAAACAGAACAACAGTGACAGTAACTAGCGGCACATTGGCAGCAGGAGCAACTGGCACGTTTGATATATCTGGATTCAAATCATATTTGTTATTTAAGATACAAGCATCGGCCTCTGCCTGGGTAACATTGTATACAGACACATCATCTAGGACCGCAGACTCAACAAGATTACAAACTGTTGATCCTTTACCTGGATCTGGTGTAATTGCGGAAGTCATTACTGCTGGCGCAGAGATTATTGTAATTAGTCCCGGCACAATTGGGTTTAATAACGAAGTAGTTCCAACATCTAACATTCCTATTAAGATTGTTAATAAAGGAGCTGTGCCTGCAGCAATTACAATAACATTGACTTTAGTAAAAA